TTACCGACTTTCGGGAATTTTACGGTGTCTCCCGTCACACCATTTCGGGTCCGTGCAGCACCACGAAGAACAGCAGCACCTTGATAGGCTTGATGTACTTCCGCTTCAAATAGCTGAACGAACGCCGGACTAAGGTTCGTAGACATAATTTATAGCTCCTATTATTGAACCAGTTAAATTTGTCGCCGTTATAGGTTGTCGGGAGTTCCGGCCTTTGGCTTCGTGGATACGTCCACGCCCGGTGTATTTCTACACGCCAAACAGGCCCAGAGGGTTATCTGTTGAAAAAAAAGATATACTACAAGCTGTAGCTTGTAAATACTTTATACCCTACATTTAGAGTTTGTACAAAAAAAGCCCCCGTAAAAAGGACAAAACGGGGGCAGTTAGGCGAAGTATAACGCCACAGGCATTATCCGTATCTTTGCTCAAATTCCCTTTCTACTCCGCGAGTATATGCCATATCATTTCCGTAGCGTGGGTCTGCCATTTTGCTCTGCATAGAACGTTTGAAATCATCTTCACTTGCTCCAGCTTCCGCTACATCCGCTATTGGAATTTTCGACATATCACCTGTCATTGACCGCACCTTTTGCATAAGACGCTGACCAATAGCAGAGCCGCCCCAAATGTTTAACTCAGCACGTTCTTCCTCAGAAATAACACCTTTACGCTGTAAGGAATCAGCCCAGTTAATATTTGATTTCAATATTTCATCAGCATTAGGACCAAGAGCCTCACGTTCCCTTTGTAGGTCTAACTCTACAGCCGCCATGTCTTCACCCGCCATGCTTGTAATAGAGCCAGCTAGTTCATCAAATGCTGCTTGATTGACGCCATATTTTTGCGCCCAATCTAAATAAGTAGACACAAGCGGGTCATCAGCTTCATATCCAGCCTCTGTTAAAACTTCGGTGTTATATTCTTTTGGTGCTTTGTGCTGACCTTGTGAAAACTTTTTTTCTAACTCGTCATAAGACTTCATCATCTTTTCTAGGTCTGGCCCTTCTTTTTCATCCCAAAACTTTGCTGGTATGAACTCAGGACGCTCAAACGTTTCTTCTTCTGTGGGCTGGTCTTCTACTTCGGCATCTGCACGATGCTCAATAGTTTCACCTTCTTCTACGGCCTTGTCTTCTTCTAAAGCTGTAGCGGCCATCAAGCCATCAGGAGCCGCAACTTCTTCGGTTGTTCCCTGGGCTTCTTGGTTGTCACTCTCGCTCATTTGCTCGTTTTATCCTCTGTTCTATTTCACGCACTAAACTATTCTGCCCTTCCCGTGCGTATCCAAAAGAAGGGTCTGCGCCGGGTATCCATGCGGGTTGTTCAATAGTTATTGCCCGTAAGTTTTCTAATACCTTTTGCCCGGCTTCAGTATCAAAACATCGTTTGAACTGAATATCTAAATCTCTTTGTGTCGATGTGTTGGGCAGTTCTAAGTGTGTAACACTTGAGTCTACACCATCCCAACCCGGTGAGTTTATGCTGCGAATGCGCTCTGATTGACTCATTGCATTTGCTCCTCACCTTCAGGCGGTAACACGCCTTGTTGCTGTGCCGCCATCTGTGCCATCTGCATCATTTGTTCTTGCATCTGTTGTCGTTCTTGTGGCGTCGTTCTAAGTTTTGCCGGAATACCTAGCTGGTCAGCTATGTAATCACCCACGGCATCCATTCTAATTAAGGTCTGACCCTGTGGACCCATCATCTGAGATATCTGCATAAACTGCATAACCTCGTTTAGTTTCTCAGCATTGTTAGCCATAGCCAAAGGTGATACTGGCACGACCTTGACCTGAAGTCCGTTGATTTTTAACGGAAGCTCTATCTCACCCATTTCATCCATAAGCTCAAGGGTACGTCTTACGATTGGAAACATTGTCTCGCTGATGAGCCGCCCGAACGCTGACCCCAAATTCTGCGATAGTTCTTTCATACGTTCAACAATCTCAGTCGCACTTCTGGCGCTCATATTGTCGGGCGGCAAGCTTTCGTCTAGCAATGTTTTCTTAATGTTTATACGCAAGTCATTGCTAACGATTTGTGTTAGGTTGGCGTCGCCCGAACGGGGTAAAGGTTGCAGAGATGGACCGCGAGGACCCCCGTTTGAGCTAACGCCTATTACTGCGCCGGGAACAATGCTGATAGTTTGTGGATTTAATACGCCATCGTCAACCGCAGTAAACACGCCACCAATACTTATGCTGGCGTTTTTTAAAGTTAATTCAACAACTTTATTGAGTGTCTTAATGTCAGGTAGGGCGTATAGCACGGGGCCACGACCATACCTCTCGTTACTAGCTTTCATGTACCTGGAGATAACCCAAGGGAAAGACTTTAGCTTTCTATGTAAAAGTTTAAAATCTTCCTCTGCTGTAATAATACAATAATGAATTTGATTATCTATTGTGTAGGTTGCCTCAATCATTTCAAGAGGTTCTGTTACATCGTCTTCATATTTTTTTATGATATGGTCAGGAATTTCTGCGTCGGGAAATTCTCTCTGAATAACATTGAAGGGTCGTTTGAACTTTCGATATACCGTATCAACTTGACCGTTTGGCCCTTCCTCAAAAGATATATGATAACTAGGAACAGCCGTATAACGTATGGGAGTTAACTCATCACCAGGCTGAATAAGCATGACCGCTGTACCAATAGCTAGGTCTAGCAAAAACTCCCCCATAGCCAGGTCAAAACCAGACTGAGCCATGATGCCAAACATTTTTTCAGAATAAAAATCTAATGCTTGTTGGGCTTCTATTTTTTGCTCGTCAGGTATTTCTAGGCCCGGCTCTAATCTACACCACGGTCTCTGTGGGGGGAACAGGGAGGATTGTATCCGATTAGCAAACCGGGCCGTTGAGTGTTGCGCTGTACTGTCAAACACTCGTTTCATTTTATTTTGACCGGGAACATTACCCTCATAGTAACCGTCGTAAAGATTACGCATAGGAAGCGCATACTCGTAGGCTTCCTCATAGATAGACCGCCATTGCTCCTTGTGAGTTGCGGCTTTCTTGTAGCGTTTCTTTATTTCTTTAACGTCTAACATTTTATGATTTTTTTCCAAGCGTCGCGTAAGCTATGGCAAAAGCCTGTTTTTTATTTTTGGCTTTACCTTCTTTCATAATCTTATCAGCTTTCTTGCCAACCATTTTATTCATTGCTTTTTTATCAAATGGCTTTTTCATTTTCCTACCTCTTTTTGTGCGACTTTATGAGCTTGAGTAAAAGTTTTGCCATCTCTCATTAGCTTTCGCATCATTCGCATATGACGCTCGCTATGATGCTTTTTATGTTTTTTTAAGGTTTCTTTTTGTCTGTCGGTCAAGCTGCTCATGCTTGTCTATTCCTTCTCGCAAAATTTCTAGCAGCTTCTACACTGCCAAAGCCCCAACGTTTTAATGCTAAAGCTTTTCTTGTTGGCCTACCTTGTTCATCTTTCATTGGCCCCTTCATGCCAGCAAACCTTGCCGCAAATGAAACCCGCCTCGGACTTGTGCCTGTTCGTAGAGGCCGCTTGAGATTAGCACCTTCAGTTCTTTTAAAGTGCCTACGACCCTCTTCATTCAGACCACCTTCAGGATTTTGATGCGCCTTTTTTACCATATTTACTCGCCATCTTTTTCCTTAGATTCGTCATCTTGCTGTTCATTTTCTTGCTTAATGGCTTCTTGCCTTTTTTTGCCCCGTACATCATGGACCTCCGTGTGTCTTGGGTTGCGAATGTATTTTTTCATCAGCCGGACCTAGGGTTACGTCCTAACGTCGTTTGTAGTGGCGTACCCGTTGCCGACCCGGTTTCTCGACCCAGCGTACCAGCAGTTACACCTTCAGCCATCAAACCTCTTCTACCACCTCGGACCCTAGACTTGGCTTGTGCTGCCAGTTTTTTGCCAGTGACAATACGTTCTTGCTCGGCTGCTATTTCCTGTTCCCGTAGATTTTCTTCAATCTTGGGGTCAGGTGGTGGAGCTTTAGGTTTTTTGAATAGACCGCCCATTTAGAATAACCTCGAATAAATTTTATAGTCATTGCCATCAGGACCATACCGACGCATAGTTCCTTCGTACTCAAAGTAACATCTTTCAGCCCATTTGAGAGCCTGAACGTTGTGTGAATGAATGGTAAACTGTAGACGTTTTATATACATTTTCTTGGCAGCAAGCTCAAAAAACTGCAAAGCGGTACGGTGAAACGACAACGTCTTTCGGCCTATGTGTTTGCTAGGAATAAGCCACGCTTCAGCGCTGCCTTTCCAATACTCGTAAACACCAAACATGGCATAGACCGCGCCCTCACCAATCCCGGTGTAGGCAACCCCAGAGTTCGCATAGTGCGTAAGAACAGATAGGTAATCGTCGTGATACCTAGCCAAGTCTTCATCAAAATCGTTAAGGTCGCACATCAGATAGTGAGCGGGTGACCAATCGACCAGTTTGTGCCGGGGATAGTCCAACGGCATCATCTGGTTGAGTTCAGTTAGCGAATACATCAAAGCTTAAAACTTTAGCTTGTGTCGTCGCTACACGACCACGAGTAGGGGCCTTGGTCATAATTCTATGCTCAGAACCTAGCAAGCAATACCCCGCCGCATCGCCAACG